CCACCTTGTCCTCGCTGTAGTTAATCCAATGATATTTGCTGGCACCGAGAAAAGCGTGTTGCCCTTCAAGATTCGAATGATTGTTGAAGATCATGCAGCACTTCCTCCTTGTTCTCCGGGCAGATGAATCTTGAGAACGACATCTCATCCATCTTCCCGACATAATACTCTTGATTCGGTTGTCTCTTTGCGCCAGCGCTTTGTTTACATTCCAAAGAAGCCCATTTATCGTTGTAGAGAATGAGCAAATCGGGAATGCCTTGTAAATATCCCGAATCGCTTTTCATAACGATGCAACCAGGAAATCTTTTCTTAAGCTCTTTAATGAGCTTTGCTTGGAATTGACTTTCAAGCATGGTTAATGGGCCTCCTTTCAGTGCTTTTTTGCAAAACGGAAAAGGGAATGTCTATCTTTAAAAATAGTTATTCTATCCCTCTCTTCATAAAAGGGCGTGTATTTTTCGCGCGGCAAAAATAGACAATAAAAAAGCCAAGACACCGTTAAGCATCTTGGCCGCATCAATTATTCAGTTTTAGCGTTTAGCTGTTATTTCGAAGATAGCGTATCAAAATCCAAATGAGCCACAATCCTCCGGTACAGAGTACCAAAATAAAATCCAACAGCAAACCGCCAAAGCCTCGCTTTTTACCATTCTTACTCATTGTGTTCCTCCTTATCGTTGTTCTTTTTATGAAGAACCGATGGAATTTTTCCGACTCCTCGTTTAACGGTATCAGTAACATCCGATACCACTCGCTTTGTTTTTTCTTTCCTCTCAGAACGTCTTATACTTTTCGCAAGCAATAGTTCTGCTTTTCGTTTTTCGGACTCATTGAACAGACGCTGGCTTTCATCGATAACTTCCTGCGTGATATACAAAACGCGAACAGTAGTCCCTGGTTCAACTTTCTGTTTTGCTTTTGGCTCAGATTTAATCACCTGATTGTTGATACAGTTTCTATATTTTCCGTCGGCGTCATCAATAAGAGTCGGAGAGAGGACTGCCTTTAGCCCAAGGCTTGTCAATATTTCTACAGCTTGCTCCGACGTGGTTCGATATTCCGAAGAATATAGCTTCGGCACAACGACCAGTTTTTTCCGTTCCTCAATCGTCTTATTCGCATAATCACGAACAGCTTCGATAGCGGGTTTGACAAGAGGCACTATGGACGCAGCCATAGCGATGCCGGTTGCAATATTACTTGTGGTTTTAGGTGTTTTCTTCTCTCCGCTCATTGTCCTATCCCCTTTCATAAGGGCAATAAAAAAGTGCGCCCCCGTATGAGAGACGCACCGAAAAAGTGAATCCCTCATTGTTGCCACGCAATCTCAATCAAGTCGCAAAGGACGCATGAGTAAAGAGAGAAAACACTTTTTACCAAAGTAATTTTCCCTTGCAACTTGAACATTATTAGATTGTGTGGCTATTACAGTATAGCACAAAAGCCAAAATAAAGAAAGGACTTTATTCGCAAACCACTTGACTTTTTACTTGATTTGTGGTATGCAATTTCGGCTTGTGGCCAAATGCCCACTTTTGTTCGCCTTATTTATTTAAATATTAAAACTTTTTATCGCAATTAATAAGAAATAAAAGTGGGCAAGTGGGCTTTTTAGTGGTTTTCCGGCACCCAATTTGCGCAAATCGGCCAAAAATGGCCAAAAAACGCCAAAAAAGTGCCGTTTTCAGAAAATGCACCCGATTTTTTCAGCCCACTTTTGGTTCGCAAAACCGGGCTTTTGCCCACTTTTTTTGACCAAAAACGAGATTTTTCGTCCGTGCAATCTCCAAAATTTCCCTAAAATCAATCAAAGCCCACTTTCGCAAAAATAAAAGTGGCCACAATTTTGCAAGTTTTCAAAGAGTGTACGGACGTTTTTCTCATCTCCAAACCCGTCCGGTCTGTTTGTCAATCAACACAATGCGGCCTTCGATTTCGAAATCAGCAAGCTCACAGATATAAAACAAAGTATGCAGCAGTCTGTGAAATCTTTCGTCTTCTTTATCGATGTTCCGCAAAGCCTCGAAAGCCGTTGGGTCAGAATACCCCTCCGAATTCTTTCGAGGATTGTTTTCACGATTAGCGATGCCCATCAGTCCCTCCTTTGTTTGTTCCATTCTTCAATGTCGATTCCGTATTGTTTCAGTTTATATGTGCACAGCCAAACCATATCGGAATCAGTCATCTCATAGTGTTTAATCAGCTCGTCCAATCTTACGGCAAAAGTGTCATAGAACTGCTTCAGACGCTTCAGTCCGAAACCAAACTCCTCATGCAAATGCCATAAGATCATAGCGTCAAGTTCGTTAGCGTGTTTGAGATCGTACTCTGCGAGCTGCCTGCGGATTTCGATATCCATCGCTTTCTTTTCTACGGCAGTCAGATGCGCTCCGTACATTTTTCCTCCGGCTTTCTTCATATACATAATCGGAACCTCCTCCATCCATAATCCAATTTTCCTTAGCAAAGAACAAAGGTACTCCGATTAGGCAAAAGAATATAAAAGCAGTGGCATCGTTTTCCGGTAAAATAGAAAGAGCCCCGATGCCGATAAGCACCAGGGCGTAAATTTTGTTTTTAATTGTTTCTTTTCTCCACATGATATCCTCCTTAAATATCGCCAGAAGAACGGTGCTGGCTGTGTCCGGCGTCAAATCCGTTAGGATAACGCGCTTTCAGCTTCTCCACATTCATCTGCAAAATAGTTTCCAAATCAAAACCGAGAGCCTGTGCGCTTACTGCAAGATACCAAGCAACATCCCCAAGCTCTTTGGCAATGTGGTACTTATCGAGATCATGCCCCTGGAAGATATGCTTCTTCAAAATATCAATGCACTCTCCGGATTCTCCATTAAGGCCCATAAGTCCGTTTTGGAGCTGTTGAGAGTCGGTCAGGGATTGATTGGCAGTACGGTAGGCGGCTTTCTGGTACTCGTTAATTGTCATCTGATATTCACCTTCAATTATTCGGGTACGAATAAGTTTGCTTACAGAAAGATTATGCTTTTTGGCGATAGTTTTTAGGGCTTCGCATTCATCGTCTGTTAGACGAATACGATACTGCTTACTTCTCGGATTTATAGCTTTCGGTCTGCCTCTCTTTTTGTTATCCGTCATCTGATGTTCACTCCTGTGTTGGATATGTAGTGTTTGCAGTGAAGTTCGACTGGCTCAATGTATTTTATATCACGGATGCGA